GCGAAATACATCTTCCGCGTTCCAGAAGAACTCTGGTCTCAAGTAGAAGGCCGTGGTCTGGGCGATGCAGACTACGAGATCCTTTGGAACTCACATCGTCAGGGCGTTATCTACGGCGCTTACCCCGGCGGCAAAGTCTCCGTTCCAGGGCACTACGAACTAGAAGGAGATCTGACAGACATTCCTCAGGCTCCAGACTGGTTGCTGGCGGAAATGAAACAGCCGCCCAAGGCCATGATCAAACGCGATCTCGACTTCACTGATCGAACTCAAGACGAGGTTGCTCAGATCATTCAGGACTGCCTCAAGGTCATCCCTCCTCGTGGCAAAGGTTCCCGTGACCACTGGGTAAAAGTCGGAATGGCGATCCACTCCGCACTGCCCAACGATCACGGTCTTGTCCTTTGGTCGGCTTGGTCCGCAGAAGACGCTGATTTCGCCTCTGAATGGGCTGATAACGAAAACCCATGCGAAGACCCCTGGTACTCCTTCAAAGGCTCTGGAGTCGGCTTAGGCACCCTCATCTGGATGGCAGATCGTGCTGACCCAGAAAGGCACCGATTTTCGGAAGACACAAAAAAGATCGTAAAGGCCGCTGAAGAGAAGAAAGTTCAAGAGATTCGGCAGGCCACTCTCGACTTCGATGAGGTCATCCGCCGTGCCAAAAAAATCCTTGAACTCGATAACCCCGCAGAGGTCAACTACAAGCTCAACACCCTCGCTCTGCAAGCGGGCTACAGGGACCAAACTGCTCTCGAAAAGCTGATCGTTGATCAGATCTCGTTTGAAGAGTCCAAGGACATCATGAGCATTCAAGAGTTGATGGAAACTGAAACTGAGCGTGAGTACCTCATCCCTGATGTCCTACCTCACCCTTCCGTTGTTCTGATCTACGGCGCTGGTGGTGATGGCAAATCAATGTCCGCTTGGGCTCTCGCTAAACACATCGCAACTGGCAAACCCTTTGTCGTCCGTGGAAACCACGTTCCAGTGCAACAAGGCCCTGTCGTTCTCTTGAATGGCGATCAACCGCTCGTTCAGCTGAAAGAGCAGCTGCAAGAGGTGGACTTCCCCATCACCAAAGACAGCATGATCCAGACGGACTGGCAGCTTCAACGCTATGCCCAGTTCATCAAGCTGATGAAGACTCACAAGCCCAAGCTCGTGGTCATCGACTCGCTGATTGGCTGCTCCGGTGGTCGCGCCTTTGATGAAAACAAGTCTGACTTTGCGACTCCGCTGTACTGGCTGACCAAGAACAACGGTGTTCTCTTCCCCAAGGCAACCATCCTCATCGTTCACCACGCCAACAAGAACGGTGGCTTTAGAGGCACCTCAGCCATCCGTGACGCCGTTGACGAGACTTGGGCACTCCGTAAACCCACTGACGAGGAAAGGGGCGTTGTAGGCGCTCACAGCCGCCTCATCACCATTGAGAAGTCACGCTCCGGTCGGATGGGCACTCAACTCGTCATGCAGATGCAAGACGACCTCTCCTTCACCATCTCCGACTTCACCCCTGAGGTGGACGAGACCAACACCTCCCCGGCTTCAGTCACTGATCGCGTCCTGCAAAAGCTTCGCGTCGTCTATCCCGAGTCCCGCTCCAAAGATGATCTGGTCTGTGATCCGCTGATCGACGGCAAGCCTGCTGCGATCCACAAATCGCTTCAGAGGCTCGAAAAGCGAGGCTTGATCGTCTCAAACGTTCCAAAAACATCTCAAGCTAAGAACTGGACAGCAGTTCTCGCACGCGGAGAGTTGAAAGAAGTGTCCACCGTCCCAATAAACCCTGTGCTGGAACGGGATTTACCCCTGGACACCACCCCTGGACAATCAACAGGTGTCCAGGGTTTGTTTGATGGAGCGGTTGAGATTGAGCTGTCTAGCGAAGAGGGTGGACACATCTAACCTGTCCACCCCTAGTGTCCAGGGTCAAATCCATTGCTACCACTAGCTTTTGGAGCGCCCTGGACACCCTGGACATCTATACGCGCGTGAGGGATGAACTGGACGAAGATTTTGAAGCGCTCAGGCGTCCCAGAACCACCCGGTTATCACGAGACCATCGCTCGCATAAAAGCCAGGCCAGACAAACCGCGTGTCAAACCGTCTCAAAAAACTAAAAAACGCCCTAAGCGTAAGTAACATCCACCCATGAAAAAAGTCGAAACCCTCCTTCCAGAAGAGCTAATCGAAAAACTCTCTGCTGAAGCCAAAGAAAAAGGTATTCACAGGTCAGAATTGATCCGTGAACGCCTCATGCAGCCACCTAACCATCTAGGGCTTACAACCAGTGATTTTCATAAAGCTGTTACGAAAGTGCGTCGTCGGTCCAGCTATGGTCTGGATAGGCAACAGGCTGAAAGCCTTGTCGCCACTGTATTTAACGAACTCTGCCGCTCCGGAGATGGGGACTAAAAACGTTCATCTGCATTACTGTCAGATCGCTGACGAACACTGTCCGCTAGCAATAACGCGCTTCACTACATTTGACTTAGACGACAAGCCACTTGCTGTTGAACAGGTTACTTATGAATCCAACATAGATTATATGGAGCGACAAGTTATCAACGCGTTGCGCTGCAACGTAGAAGTCAGCATTCTTACTTCAACGCCAATTTGCGAATTTAAGAGACTGCATCACATCTTTAATTGTGACAAATGAACGTACAAATCTTTCGGCACAATGTTGAATGGATTGTGCTAACTGAGTCTTACGCGCTAACGTTCCACCAAACCCTTGCTGGTGCGATGAGACATGCCGCAACCGAAATCGGGGCGTCAGATCATCATGGAGCGCCTCAACAAAGCAATTCAACTGGCGACAACAGCTGACCTTCAAAGGGCTGCAATGTTCCTAGAAGGAGCCAGAGAAGTTAGACAAGGCTCTCGTCGTCAACGCACCAATGCACGCTCTGCTCAGGCAACTGCGTGGAAGAAAAAGGTTGACAACTCTATTACGTGGTAACATTGGCTTATTAAATACTAAGTCATGGGATCAAACCACGGCGATCGCGTCTATATCCAGGTTTTACTAGACGAGCACCGTGGCAAAATGTTTCTGGCTGATGCCAAGCTGCAAAACAAAAAACCTGCAGCCTGGATGCGTGAACTCATCTACCAATACCTAGAAAGATCCTGGGGAGACTCCGCGTACCAAGAGGCAGCCGACAAAGACAAAGACAACTATCAACGTGGAGTCAACGCAAGGCTTGTTGGTCGTGGCTTAAAACCCAAACCTCTGCAATCAGAAACTCCTCAGTCAGAAGCGACTATCGACGCATCTAACTCGCCAATGTGACCCACTGCTTGTCTAAGCAGCTTGGCCTGATGCCAGTTGGTTCGTACCAAAGACACGCATAACGTCTTTAACGCATCCTCGTCGGTGCAGCCCTGCACATCTCGGACGCTACGTTCCAGCTCTAACTCCTCTTCAAGGCTCTGGTTGACGACCATCCAGTCTGCCCAGCCCATCGGATTGTTGCAGAGTCTTTCTTTCCGAATGGTAAGCACCGTTTTTGTGCATGTCCATGACATCAACTACCCATGGCACCAGCCAGTCATTAACTCGTGAACACTGATCCCAGTTCATAGGTTTGGCACACTGCACAACAACAGTCGTCCAAAACGCACTAATAAACGCCCAAACCCAATACAGATCACTCATTAACGAGGATGACCCAACCCGTTCCAGGGCCTTCAGACTGCCAGCGTTGATGGAACGCAGCCTGCCTTACACGAACATTACGTCCCAAATGCGGGTTGCTATGGCCTCCTTTTTCCATTTCGGGATAGCCTCTCGGATCTTGCATAATCCACTCTGGATCGTTGCTGTTCTTTCCCGCAAAGCCGCTGATCACGCTCCAATGGCCGCAACCGTTGTAGCCGCACATTGGCGGTTCACCACGAAGCATGTTGCCTGCGTGCAACCAGCCAACCAGCACTGGTCTGCCAGCTTCGACTTCAAGCTCCACCATGTCAGCATCGCCATCCTTCCGAAACTCAGCCTCTAAACCCAAACTCCGCAACGCCGCTAGCTGCGCTTCTACCGACGTGGTGTCTCCGTATTTCGCACGTATCTTGTTGTACTCATCATCCGTACGAACCTTCTTGTAATGCGCAGCCACCATGGCTGCCGCTGAACTAAAGCACTCCCTGATGCCCGTTCCAGTCTCGTTGTCGAGCTGGGTGAAGTAGGGCATATAGATCTGCTGGTCATATCCACTTTCTTTCCAAGCTTGGAACCAGTCTGCATCCTCATCCAATAGCTCTTCCGGCACGGACTGCTCAAGCTCCTTAATTGCAGCCAACTGATGGGGCGTACCACGGAAAAACTGGAAAAACGGCAACAGAGCAAAGGCCATGCCCAACAACAGTAGGGTCAGTTGGATAATGCCGGACACTACTTACTTTTCAATCCTTGTGTCAGGCAACAACAAATCCTTCAGGTGCTTCACCGCAAGATCATCCAAATCGTTGTCAGTGCGAGTAACGATCCGCTCCAACATCGCAATGATCAACTCTTTGAACGCTCTGGAGCGCCACATTGTCATGACCAGAGGCTTAAGAACTAGAAGCATTGGATTGACTTAGTTACTCTGTAACGGTAGCTCTGTTCTGCTATGGCCACCAACCCCGAAGATCAGCACGAAAAGGAAGGCATCTCAATGGCGGATGTCGTCAAGGCTTTGGTCTTGGCTTGGAGCGCTGCGCTTTTGACCGCTTCTTATCTCGGCATTTTCCCGCAGATGAAAATGGACAACACGTTCGTAGCATCTCTCCTGACTGGAGCTATGGCCTCGTTTGGCATCGAGCGCAAGAGCAATGGAAATGGCAATAAAAAGCCGACTATCGTAGATAACAAGGACACCAAAGCTGGCATCAAATGAAAAAGGCACTTCTGGCGCTAGCCGCCAGCTTGCTTGCCGCTCCAGCGCAGGCAGACATCACCCATAAAATTCAGTCGAGTGTCTCTCTCAGTGTTGATGGAGCGGGATCAGTTGCAATCCGTCAACCATCTTCCATGGCGGTATCTGGCTCTAACGTCACTTTGGGTACTGCTCCTACTCTTAGCTCCCTTACTTCCGGAACTGCTCTCGGTTACACTCCTGGCGCTTACAGCATTACTACTGCTGGTGATGCTTTTAGTTACAGCGAAAGCTATACAGAAGGAGACGATGTTCCAACTGTCCTCTCAACAACAGTCACCGCCGGTGTAGTCCCAGCACTGCCGGTGTTCGGCAATACAACGACTACATCAGGCGGAGTTGCTGGAACGTTGGCTGGCAGTATCGCGACAGACGGTGCAATTAGCCTGACTAGTGGCGGAGCGGGTACTCAGGCCGTAGGACAAGTGATCCAGGAACTGACGATTAAGTGATGTGGACAAGTCTTTGGATTGCCTGGGGCGTTCTTAGCGTTGTTGCACTTGCCGCCCCAGAAGCTAAATCAGTCCCAGTGGTGCCCAACTTTTCACAAGGTGTTCTCTCCTCTACGACAACAACCAAGACTAAAGTCACAGAAGTCATCAACTCATATGAGTACCGCACTGGCTACGAGTATTCAGTTAGTGGTACAAATATCGAGACTGATGCTGCTATCGCTCCAATGGGTCTGACGACAACGTCAAACACCATTCAAGGCATCACAAGTAAATGGACCAGCATTGATGCTGCGACCAAGCCGACTTGGACAATCGTCAATCAAGGCGAAGCCATGCAATTTGTAGAAACTTTGTCCGGCCCAGGGCTCGTTCAGCACACAATTATCGACCGCACCACTGACATTGAGTCGGTCACTGACACGACAAGTACGTTTACGCAATGAAGCGAGTCATAGCAACGCTTCTGCTGCTTTCCGCTCCAGCACAAGCTCAGGTTTCCAGTACCGCTGCACCAGTCGCAAACAGTTCTGGATCGGTTACGAACCAAGCTGTGCAGGTGGTGCCATCAAAAACATTCGGCTTCAACTATGCAGGTATATCTTGTCAGGGAGCGACTCTTCACATCAATCCTTTCCTAAGTACAACCACCAGCTGGGCGAATCCTTATGAAAGCTATTACCAAGAGCCTGTTTATGATCAGCTCGATTTGGTTGGCGCGACAGATCCGGAGGGTAATCCCATCCCAGATGGCCAGCCCGATAATCCGGGCAATGTCCTTTACTATCGTCCAATCAGGACGGGTCAAAAGACGAATTACTCAATCAACGGCGGAATCACAGCCACGATTTCAGTGCCGCTCGACCGTTCCCACGTCAAAAGCTGCAGGAAAGCAGCCGAGAAACAAGTGGCTTTGCTCGACGCCCAGCTTGCTGACAAGCGACTTAACTACGAAATCGCCAGACTTAAAAACTGCGCCTCACTAATGAAAGAAGGTATCAGCTTTCACCCTGATTCGCCTTATGCGTCAATCTGTGCAGACGTAGTTTTGCAGAATCCGCCAGGTGTTATACCGCCCCACATCCACAAAATTACTTACGAAGAGAGCGCTGAAACTTTATCCGCTCAGCAACAGACTCAGGACGAGGCTTCTTCCCAATCAGCCCCTTAAGCTTCTTAACTGTCTTTTTGACAGCAGGCTTGACCAGCTTCAGCACATACTCACCTAGCGGTTTAGCCACAATGGCTGATGTCGCAGCCGTTGCAGCAATTACACCAGTTGTCAGTGCAACAGGTGCAGGAGGCAGGTAGTTGTCGATAATCTTGTCGATCGGCAAGCGGTCATACATCGTGATGCACTGACCATCGACACGCTTATATCCAACGACAATCCCGGTCCCCTGCTTGCCTCTGACACCAATAGGTAATGCATCCAGTGGCGGACATGGCAACTCATCGCTATCTAGTGGGATGTCAGGAATGCCACGGCCTGACGGAAGAGGGACTGCCGGTTGGCCTAAGGAACCAGCCGGTTTTTCTTTCTTTGGCTCTACCTCTTCTTCTGGTGGCGGTGGAGGTTTTGCCGCTCCATACACCAACGTTCCAGGCGTGTAATCGATTGGTTTGTACGACGGCATCTGACCACCGCAAACCGTGATGTTGCCCTTTGGATCGGTGTTATAAATTTCCTTGTCGCCTGCTCCTGAGTTCCTCGTCTCTACACAGCCTGGAATATCAGCAACAGGAAAACCAATTTGTAACGTCACCGGCGGCGCAACCGGAATACTCTGTGGAGGCATGGCACGCCAGGCCGGAATTTCCGGCACTTGCACCGCACCAATACCAATCTCAGGGATTTCTGGCATGAAGGGTGAACGCTTTGTTGCTGGTCAGCTTTGGATCGAAAGAAACCGTAGACGCGAAGGGCCTGAAATCACTTACACAGTTTTGTCTGGTAGGTCGTCTCGGTTGTTTACAGATCACAAGATGATCTTGCGCCACGTTAAATGGCCTAAAGGCACTCCGACAGGAGACTCATTACGAGAATGGTTAGCTTCGTTTGACCAGAAACCAAAAGCACCCGCGCCAGAACTTGATATGGCAAAAATCAAGGCTGAAGGTTTCGGACCAGAGGCTCATGACGACGATCCAACGGCCAACACTAAAATGGTGACTTGATCGGCAAGCCAGTCTCTGTCGGCATTTCTGGCATCACCTCGTCAATCTTGCCAGGAATCATTTCGCCAATTACCTTGGTCAGCTCAGTCTTCAGCTCACCCATGTAGTGTTTTGTCAGTGATGGGATGCGCGTGTAAAACACCACCGTTCCAGCAACCATCGCTCCAGACATCACAAAAGATGCGACGGATAGAACGTTGAAAAGCTTCTGCATAGCTGTTTAGGCAACAAAAAGCCCCCGTGCAGATTTGCAAAACGGGGGCGAATTGCTGTCCTGTGTGAGAACAGCCTTGTTATAGCTCAGAAGCTGTACTTCACGCCAACTTTGGTGCCGTAAGAAGCATCATCGTCACCAGTCATGAAGCTGATTTCGCCATAAGCACCAAACTGCTCAGTGGCTTGAACGCTGCCGCCAATCTTGCCGGACAGTTCAAACTCACCAGCATCACCGTCAGGCTGGACGTAAGCAGGACCACCTTGCAGGTAGAAGCCATAAACGCCATCACCACCTTCGTAGCCAACGTGCATGTCAGTTACGGAGCCACCGAAATCCGATCCGGTGAAGCCAGCATTATTCTCGACGTTCACAAAGGGGCCTGCCCAAGCAGCTGAACCAGCGAGAACACCAGAAACAGCGATTGCGAATGGTTTGATCATGGAAGAGTGGGGAAACGTTTCCGCTGCCTACATTACTGGCAGGGTCAATGGGACGGTTCTGATTAGTGTCCATAAAAAAACCTGCTGGTGTTACCCAGCAGGCTGTATGTGTTCAATCTAGAAAGTGCCCCCATCTAGTTCTATGCCTGAGATAGAACCACCAGTGATGCTCACGTTGTTGGAAGCCTGAGTTGCAATAGAACCAAGGCCAAGGCTGGTACGTGCAGTCGCTCCAGACTCAACAACGAATGTAGATCCGTTGCCGACAACGAAGTTGCCATCGCTATCGTCCAGAGCTGCAAAAGCAGCAAGCTGGGCTGAATAAGCCTGAACGTTGCTACCGATTGCAACACCGAGGGTGCTTCTGGCGGTAGATGCGTCAGCATCATCCAGCAGCGTGCGGGCAAATGAGGTCAGGTCTGCAACCGCAGCCGTTCCAGAGCCTGTGAAATATGCAAGCTTGTCAGCGGCAGATGTCAGGCCAGCAATGGCTGAAAGGTTGGAGTTTGCAGCCTGTACGTTCGTACCGATTGCCAACCCAAGGGTGGTTCGCTGAGCAGCAGCATCAGCGTCATCAAGCAGTGCCCGACCTGCAGAAGTCAGGTCAAACGTGGCTGCAGAACTGTTGGTATCAAAGAAAATACCTTTGTTTGCAGCCTGAGTCAGACCTGCAACGTCATCCAAGATGGCGTCGTGAGCTTGGACATCAGAACCGATGGCGAGGCCAAGGTTGGTTCTGGCGTCACCAGCAGACGTGGCGTTAGTACCACCATCGGCAATGCCAAGAGAACCGCTGATACCAGAAGCATCAAGATCAAGAGCAATCTCACCGCTGCTGATAACCAGACCAGAGTTGGCCTTAAGGTCAGCAGAAATGGTGGTGCCGCTCTTCGACAGACCATCACCAGCACTAATCGCACCAGCACCCGAGAATTGGGTAAAGGCCAGATCAGTTGTGCCAACGGTGATTGAACCGTCAGTCGTCAGAACGAAGCCAGCATCTGCGTTGACAGTGCCTTGCTCAACGAACGTAAACGCACCAGATGTAACTTCGGTGTTGGAGTCGAAGTCGCTGGAACGTGCCCAAGCACCAGACTTACAGTCATAAATGCCGTTTTCGCTGGCATCTGTCTGGTCTTTGACCAGAACGCGCTCATCAGCCGAAACTGAAACGCCGTCAATCGTCTGCGTTCCAGACAATGTGATGTTGCCAGTCGTCGCAACTTTGACGCTGTCTTTGACATCAAGGCCAGTTTTTACGGCATCGACATAGGCTTTTGTCGCAGCCGATTGTGCAGAGGTCGGGTCTGCAACGCCTGTAATTTCTTGGCTGTTGAAACTAACTGCACTGGTCGGTGCAGCCATCTCGTCGAGACGGTTTGCCTGAACAGTGGTGTCAAAATCACTGATCTTGGCAGCAGTCAGCGACGGAATATCCGAAGCAGACAGGCCAGTAATTGCAGTGATGCGACCCTTGGCGTCAACAGTGATGCCGCTGGTCGTTCCAGCAGACACACCGCTGTTTGCCAGCGTTACAGAAATACTGGTCGTGCCAGAACCAGAAGCATCCCCACTTAGGGTGACTGTCTGGTTGCCGGTGATGAACGAACCAATCTCGCCTTGCACATAGGCGGTGGTTGCAACCTTGGTGGAGCTATCACCACTGCTTTGCGTTGGCGCAATCAGGGTGCCTGAATACGTCTTGCTGCCAGCAACAGTCTGCGTTCCGCTAAGTGCAAGAAACGCACCAGAACCAGCAATGGCCTCAACGGTTGTTGCAGAACCGCCAGAGCCACCTGTGCCTTTACCGTAGTAAAGAACGTCACCTACTTCGTTAAAAGCAAGTTCCGCATTTTCCAGCGAAGATGGCGCTCCAGCCGAGCCAGAAGCGCGGCGTTTGATCCTAATAGTGTTAGACATGACTCAAGGATGGTGGGAACATCCAGGCGTAAAGAGATGGGCGTCTAAAACGACCCGCCATCCGTAAGAGTGTCAGCAGTGTAAACAGCATCAGCCTTGAAAGTATCGGCTGATTGGTCGTAATAAATGACCGATTTGTCTACCTTGCTGGACTGATTTAAATCAAAATCGCCTGGAGGGCCTTGCGGCCCCGCAGTTGTTGCCGTAACGATCGTTGTCGTTCCATCCGTTGTGACCGCAACTTTATTCTTGACGTTCGTTACGTTGACAGCTGTCATGTCGTGTAACCCTCCTCAACAACGATGACTCCCTCAAGGTAATAGTCCTTGCGGCCTGCACTGTCTGTGACCAAAACGTCGTAGTACAGCTCGTCTGGAAACAAGGTCGTGTCTGTATCAGACAGGCTTATCGTCACCTGCCCATTAGACCGACTTGTATAGGCAACCCCAAAGTCCGCGTATTTGTTGGTACGGGCCTTGTCCCATGCCTGAGCAGCAACAGTCGATCCAGTCAGATTGATTGCATCATTGTTGCTGTCCTTAAATTGCAGCAAGACGCTCCAATCAGCACGGCGCTGGACTGCGAAGTTATACGTTCCAGGATCAATGCTCATGGCTAACCCCCCGGAAACACTATAACGACTCCAGCTTACCGCTCATCGCTTGCCTTGGCCCCTGTATTTTTTGCGCCCATGGGACGCCTTCGAGTGTTGACCGTTGCCTTGACGTGTCTTTTTGGGACGGCTTGGGACAAAGCTTTCACCGTTTAACGATTTAGCCATCAGTAACCGTCAGTTGACTCCAAGTTTTGATACTTAAGAGCTAAGCCAGTAAACAGGCCATGCTGCGGATGGCTGATTTGATCACGACCGTCAAGAAAGAACAATTCCTCAAGCCACAGCGTTCTAGCCGCCATGGCTTGCACGTCCTCAGCGCCAGGCTTGGCGGCGATCATCGGATCAGGGCGTTGCATCAGGACGGCTCTTCAGGCCAAGTCATCGTATGAGGGAAACCGCTGGCTGTCGGCAGATCACGCAGACTCTGACGATAAGTGGCCCATTCAGTTTTCTTGTCAGAAGCCAAAGGGCTATCAGTCATTTGCGTCCAGTCAGAAGCAGTCAGCTTTTTATCGCGTGTTGCACGTACTGACGTTTCAGCGTCTGCATCAACCTTGGCGCGGTATGCAGCCTCGTTGTCAGCAGCAGTGGTGACGTTACCTTCGTCGTCAGTGGTATCCGTAAAGATCGGACCAGCAACAAAACGAGTGAACCATTGACCGTCAATCTGCTCAACACCATCACGGGTGCTGACGCCATAAGGAGCAGTAACTTCAGCCGCCGCTCCATTCAGCACAGCGTCGTAGCCGTAGCTGTCAAGAATGGCGGTTGTGATCTGCTTGGGGAAGCTGGTGGTGGGATGCTCAGCCTTGAATTGGCTGATGGTGGTGATTGCACCAGTGGAGCGGTTGCGGATTTCCATAATCAGGCGATGGCAAGGAACAGGTAGGTGCCACCATTTGCATTAATGTCACCTTGGCCTGATGCTGTCACTGTAAACCCGGCGTTCAACGGGTCAATGTAGTCAGTATTGGTAACTTGAGCAGCATTTGAATTAAATTGGAAATAGGGATCGTTGCCGCTGACAATGCCGCGAGTTGTATCCCACACGTACCAATCACCAGTACTATCTCTGCGCTTGATCATCACAAACCGCGCACCTGCAGTGAATCCACAGTCAACGTTAATGGTGCTACCTGTGCCTGTGTAGGTACCAACTTTACTAATACCGTCAAGACTGGCAAAGAGGTAGGCGACATAAGTAGCGCCTGAACTGTTTAGGGCAGCGCCAGAGCCAGTAGTAAAATGCGTACTTGTAGGAGAAGTACTAGCCCAAGCATTAGTAGTATCAGAGGCATCAGTTCCCTGTAAAGCCATACTTTTTGTAGGCCCATCTGCTGAATTGTAAACAAACCAGCCGAGGAATGTATAATTGAGTGGATGAGCTCTGTTCTTGACTATAAAAAGTTCAGGAGTCACTCCTAAATTATGTTTGTGAGCAGTAGTTGAGCCGGTTCCATCATAAGCCACAATATCAAAGAATCCTGGGGCGCGTTTAAAAGAGTGAAAAATCATTGATGCATTATCAATTCTCTGAATAGGATATTCCAGTCCAACAAGCTCTAAATCAGGGTTTGATCCTGAAAAATCAGTTTCTACGCGAGTTTCTGAACTTGTAAGAATTTTCTTGTTGCCTCTCAACCGATCAACAAACGCAGAGTTATAAACAGTATTGCTTTTGCCTGTTTTTCTCGTGAGCACCAAGTCCGAATACGCATTTAAGGAGGTTAAAGATGTAGGGTTAGAAGATGTTGCCTGCATTTTAAACACATCCGTTCCAGCAGCCGGCGGCTTATGCGGACGGCGGATTGCGACGTAAATGTAATTCGTGAATTGGGTATTAGTATTGTCGTCAGTATTTGTTAACGTAAAGCCGTTTGAATGGGGATCAATAAAATTAAATGACTGTTCGATTGCATTTGTATTAGCTTGAAGCTGCTTACCACCTGAGCCGACCGGCATACCTCGAATTGCATCAAATATCCACCAACTTCGGGCACTACCGGAATCAGTTGCCTTTTTAATCATTAACCATTGCGGCTCAAATCCTACATTTATAACATTTCCACTTGAGCCGCTGCCGCTATAAACTCCACATTTAATAATACTTTCATCACTATCCGTGCCAAACGATTGATCGTCGTGCGCAAAAAGATAGGCAACATATGTTGCACCAGTAGCGTTAACCTCGGTTTCGTTGCCAAGCGTAAATTCTGCACTTGTTGGATGTGTGTCATTCCAAAAATCAGTAGCAGTTCTATTGGTGGCTTGGTTTAAAGCAAATTGATAACCGTTACCCTCGCCCCTATGATATACAGCCCAATTATTGCCACCAGCGCTGTATTTTTTAACTATGATCATCCCTGGTGCACTACCGAGCGAGTGGGATACAGTGCGCCCTGCCGTACCATTTCCAGTATAAGTCACAACATCAAAAAACCCCGGCGCTTTGCGGAATGTCCAAGACACATAATTTTGCCCACTTTTGTTATTATATGTAGAAGTGCTTCCGTTAACCAAGGAAAACCCGTTATTGTTAAACGATGAAATTTCTGAGGAATAGTCGCTAGCAGCATTCGTTGCATCACTAAATAATGTGCCAGACCTTTCTGTATCGTATAAAGTATGATTGTATCCCGACGACGTTCTGTTTTTAATCCATACCAATCCACCTTCACCACTTAAATCAATTCCATTATTAATTGTCTGCGTGCTGTTGTTTCCTTCAATCAAAGACGTACTAAATACATCGTCGACATAAGTCGGATCACCAGCACCTGCGGCTCCAGCGGTGGCAAGGACAACTTGTTGTGTGATCGGATCCATGTCGTCCCTCAGTTGACGTAATCAGCAAGTGCAGCGCCGCGATAACGGCTACCGCCATCATCGGTCACAAACACAAATAAATGAGTCTTACCAGTCGTCAAAGTTGGCGCGGTATCAGCAGGGAACTTCACTGAACTAGGCCAAGTAACCGTTCCAGAAGAATGCGTCAGCTCCAACGTGAAGCTGCCCACCGTTCCAGATGACGGAGGGTTGGTAAACGTGAAAGTGGTGTTGCCGGAAATCGTCTTCGTAAAATAATTGCCAGTGGACAAGTCAATGGAGGTAGAGCTAACAGCCTCTACTGCCTGCTTATACGGTCCATCTACCGAAAGTCCTGCATTCAACGTTTGCAGAGCTGTAAACGTGTTGGCAACATCGTTTTTTGTCGTGTCAGCGTCGTAGCCTTGGACCGTGCTGCCGATAGATGACGACGTAAGACCGTTTACCGTCAAATCATCAACCGTCACCGTCTGGGTGCTGGTCGTGATCTGATTGACTTTGACTGTTCCGTAGGACATGGCTTAAAGGATGTGCCAGGTAGACCCGGCTGAAACAGTGACTGTGACGCCAGTGTCCACCGCAACCGGTCCAACACTAAGGCCATTATACGAACTCGTCAAAGTTACATCAGCGTCGATAGTTTGCAGGTTTTGAAGAATTGCACCTTGACCACCTTCTGCCACCGTAGGCGTCGTCGAAACCCACTGTGTGCCGTCATAGACCTTCAGCTTGTTTGGCGTGACACTCGTATCAAGCCATTGCTCACCCTTCTGAACGCCAGATTGACCAGCAGGAGATGAGTTTGGCGCGCTGCTACCGATATGAACAGGACCAGCTTTGACCAACGCGCCATCACTGCCTTTAAAAAACAGACCGGGTGATGCTGAATTGTTGTTGACCAGCACTTCGCCAGCCGACATCGCTGATGGAGTCGGACGCTTATGAGCTGTACTGCTGCGCTTAAGCTGGATTGCCATTGGACTTAGTTCACGTAGTCGGCAAGGGCTGCACCGCGATAGCGTGTACCGCCATCGTCAGTGACAAACACAAACAGATGGGTCTTACCCGTCGTAAGTGTTGGTGCGGTGTCTGCCGGGAACTTAACTGACGTAGGCCAAGTCACCGTTCCAGACGTGTGAGTCAGTTCAAGCGTAAAGCTACCGACCGTTCCAGATGACGGAGGGTTGCTAAAGGTGAACGTCGAGTTAGCGCTAATCGTCTTCGTAAAGTAGTTGCCGGTACTTAAGTCAATATCAAGTGCCGAAACAGCTTCAGCTGCCTGCTCATAGGGGCCGTCAACAGTCAGACCGCCGTTATGCGTTGTCTGTGCTGTAAAGGTCTGCGCGGCACTAAACGTTTGGACTGATCCAAGTGCAGCAAATGATCCGCTTGATGCTGCAGTAATACGACCTTGAGCGTCAACCGTAATAGCTGAAGCCGTATAACTTCCGGGCGTAACTGCAGTGTCCGCCAGCTTGGCTGCTGTAACAGCATCATCAGCAATCATGCCGGTCGCAACCGTACCGGTATCGCCAGTCGTCACCACCGTTCCAGTGACGTTTGGCAGTGTGATGGTGCGGTCAGCTGTTGGGTCAGTGACCGTTAGCGTCGTTTCATAGTCATCAGCACTAGAACCCTCAAAGACCAGCGTTCCGTTCGTGTCGATCGAAACCGTTCCAGTAAACGTGGGGCTGGCTGAACCAATCTTTTCAGTATCAAGCTCCTGCAATGCAGCCTGTACGTCAGTGCTGCTGATGTCTCCTGCAGGAACGACCGAAATGTTGGCAGCAGTCTGACCAGCGATTGCGTTGGAAACGTCGATCAGCGAGAACGTTGATCCCGTTCCAAGAGAAATCAACATGTCTGGCGGAGCCAGTGCTACAGCAGGTGCTGCACCAGATCCCGTACCACTCGTGTCCACAACCACGTAGTAGTTGAGGTTGGTAACGGCAGGCGAAGGCAACGCACTACCAGCACTAAAGCCAGCCGCAGAACCTGCAGTAGTGACGCTGGTCAACAGATTAGTGTTGGCGTTATACGCTCCAGCGTTGATCAGGTTGCCGCTGATAACGGTGATTGGAACGTAAGACGTGCCGGTATAGACGTAAAGGTCAGCGTTTTTCTCGTCGTAAAAGAACTGACCCTTGTAATCACCGTCAGGGAAAGTAACGACGTTATCGGTCGCACTCGCACCACCAAACTTGGTGACTGACTGGTCCGCTAACTTGTTGCCGGTGACGACATTAGTTCCCAGCAGGCCAGTACCAAAGGTGCCGCTGGTAATCTTCGATGCTGGAATTGCAGGAATATCGTCCGCCGCCAGCGTGTCACCCGTTGAAACGTGACCCTGAGCATCCACCGTCACCTTGGTGTAGGTGCCCGTCGCAACTGTGTTGCTGTGGTTTAAGTTGCCGCTGCCGTCAACAGCTAGCCCCGTTCCAGGAATAACAGCACCTTTGGCAGAGCTGGTTGCGGCTGGAACGTCAGCAGATGTAATAGCTCGACCACCAGTCACCAAGCCTTTGGCGCTATACGTGACAACGTGATGCGTCGTGCTAGCCGTTACGTCGTTATCGACCTCAATAGTGTCGGAGTCCATGCGGAGTCCTTCACCGTTGACAATGACCGCACCCCTTGCCGAACTGGATGATGTCGGCAGGTCAGCGCTATCAATCGTTCGATACGAAACCGCACCAGCGCCACTGGTAGGCCCAGCTAAAAATTGGTGTGCTGCACTCGTATCATCGAGCGTTGCCGAAATGGCAACCGTGTCACCCGTTGTCGTAGCAACGATGTTCACTACACCTGTAGTGCTGCCCGTTGCTGCGTTCAACGAACCAGCGCCTTTTAGGCTTTGCCAAGCGCTACCGTCCCAGGCGTAAAGCTTGTTGTCATCAGTATCTAAGGCCAGCTGGCCCGTAAAATCGCCTGACCCGGGCAGCGTCGTGACAAGGTTGACGCTGGAATTATTGGCAAGCTTTGCGGCAGTAACAGCATCATCATTGATCTTTGCCGTCTGAATCGCTGAATCGGCAATAGCTGCTGTTGCGATGCCGCCAGCAGCAAACGTAATCTTCGCTCCAGGGATCGTGCTGTCGCTGATCAGTGTTACGCCATTGGCAATCAAATCCCCAATCGTCAGCTTTTTGGTCTCACTTGCGCTGTCATCGACAACGGCTACCAAATCACCGCTTGCAAGGTTTGAACCGGCAAGGGCTGAAAGCTCACTGATTTTGAGATCAGCCATCCGCCGAGGCTCCTAAATTACTGATCAGTCTCAAGAAGCAGCTTAGCAGTGCTGTCCTGATCAAGTAAGAGGTCGTCTCCGCCTTCTTGGAGCAACGCAGGAGGCACCTCAATCTTCATCCTGATCTGTATAGGACCGGTCGTTACAAAGTCAGCTGTAATCTGCACCGTATTGTCTGGCGCAAATTGAACTGCAGCAGCTGTAATAATTCCGTTAATTTGATACCAAACCTCATCATCGGCTCTAGTAGCCACTCCGCCGGGATTATGGCCAGCAGTTTTAATGTAGAAACGACCTGCAAAGTTGCTGCCAACTCTGGTGCGTAATGCCAGCTCCAGCATGTAATGAGCAAGCTCGTTAGACGTATCGTTTGTGTACTCCCAAAACGCGCTGACTCGTCCCGATCCAGAGATCAACGTGTTGACCCTGGAGCGAAACTCATCCGACAGTGCAGTGGTGTCAACGGTTTCGCGCTCGGTATTAACTTCAAAGCTGTTGACCTGAGCGACCAGACGAGGAACGTTGTTTTCGACCGTTACCTCAATCGGAATATCGTCGCCAGGCACAGCCAACGCAACAGCGTTTGCCGTTCCACCATTCACCGCGTGAGCAAACGAGTTATACAGACGAATGCCGTCCAGCTCGTCCACATAAATAAATTTCTTGACCGCTGAGTCGGTATAGCTGGCAATAAAATCCAGAGCACTGCCGTCAGTGCTTTTAATCTCAATCTGATCGCCAGTCAGCAGCTGACCGTGATCAAAGTCAAAACTAAAACGCTTCTTAGTTGCGTTGACATCACCAGTGTTAATCGTGGAAGTCAACGCCCCGCCATTGAACTGGCGTTGCAGTTCTATCTTGCCGTGCGTGCCAAGGTAAACACTCATGAGATCGTTACCGTGGACAAAGCTCCAGTGCCTTGGAAACTAATCTCGGCACGAACAATGTCGCCGGTAGAAGCGCCGATGCTGGCGCTAGTGACGTAAGCAGTCAACTTGATGTCATTGTTGTCCGCTCCATCAATCCAGCGAAACGTCAGCTCAACGGTGTCGCTGCTGCTAACACCTGACGTTCCAGTCTTATAAAGCTTGTTTAGCAGGTTGGTGGTGTTGAAACTGCCGTCGTCTTCCTTGTAATACAGCAGCGTTGCACTGCCGCTATAGCCCGAAACGCCAGGCGAGTAACTACGGATGTGCTCGTTTAACGTCGTTGTTTCGAGCGTCTCCAAATTTGACTGCAGCGAAAAGCTGACGACCTTGGCAAGGGTCACGCCAGCAAGCTGCATTACGCCATCTCTGCCGGTGTAAACCTTCGCCATCAGAGCACACCAATCAGGCTCACTGTAACAGTGCTAATCCCAGGGCGCACCTGAGCTACCTGCGGTGGACCCTCATAACGATAAGTCGCTGAGCCAACAGCACTAATGGCATCCGCATTCCCTCCCCAGCCGCTTTTCGTCCCACTCAACACGCTGAACGTTTGGAACGTACCCTGCACCTCGTCATAGTGATCTAAAAACTGCTCGGCACTAGCGTCACTGATATTGGCGTAGGTCAACGACAACTTCATGTTGGTGCGGCTGCTGCCATACAGAATCCGCGTCTCAGCTCCGCTTTGAGCCGTAAACGTCTTGACCGGATAGTTGCCTGGGTCAAATGTCCGGCTGCTGGGTTCGATCGTGGGAAAAGCCATTAGCTCAGTGTCTCAAAGTCGTCGCCGTAAATTAGCTTGACAAGCTTGCTGACGTTCTGATCATCGCAGGGATGCTCCGAAGCAACAATATCGACCGTACCCTCCTGCGAAAACGTCAACTGCTCCACAACGTAGATATTTTGCGAAACCGTCTGATTGACCAAGGTAAACACAGAGTCGTGGAACGTTGAATCTGCTACGGTTCCGTTAAAAACATTCATGACGCCTCTCTCAATGTCGTCAGAACCACTGACTGAAAAATAATCAACGGTAAATTGACCATCAGGCAAGTCACTAACACTTGTTATCTGACCTGTGCTGTCGATAGTTCCATTGTTTGCGCTGTTGTAAGGACTCGCTTTTGTTACTACTTTAATAAACGAACCAGCCCGAATGCTAAGGCCCTCAAGAGTGGTTGAAAAACTAATCGTATGCGTGACAAGCTGGCGCAAGCTTAGAAAATACTTGGCAACCATCAACGCATGATGCTCAGACGTGCAAAACTGTGTTAAATCAAATTGCTCAACCGGCAAGAACTCTACGTTAGTACGATTAAATGCTGGGTCCGTCGATTCAACCGTCAAAGTCTTTTCCTCAGGCAGTCTGTTTTTTCTCTCTTGCCTGTACCGCACGACCGCTTGGAATGGACGGCGTTCTTCTGCTCCGAGATATTCAACCTTAAACGTATCCTCTAAAATGTTGCCTGAAGTAAACAGCTGCTCAATTTGAACAGGACCGTCGTTGATCTCTCCGCTTTCTTGCAGAACGGGTAGCGCTGGTTTTAACGAAAACTTGCCGTCCGATACAATAAAATTACACAAAAAGTACGGTGCAATATCTGCGATAAACCGACGCAGGTTGGTACGGTCAGTCATTGCACCATTAAAAAATAATTTTTGACCGTGCAAGAACTTTGAAGTATTAACTAACTCATCTTTATCAACCAAAGAAATTTGCTGAGGTGTCGTGTCTCTCCGCATCCCAAGCAGCGCTCCAGCGCCCCCAACCTGATCGGTCAGCAAATAAAACACAAGGTCAGTCAACAGGTTGCTAGGACCAATGGCAGCCGTATCTTCGTAAGCCCTTGTCCTGTCAGGATGCAACCGCTCCACTTCTATGCCTTTACCCAGCCAAACACGAAGTTGGTCAAGTGCCGTAAACTGTCGTCCAGCCTTCAATGACAAGCCAGCAAGTGTCAAGCTTTTAAACGTTGGTTCTTTTTTGTTTAGTTGGATTTCATTGACATAGACAACCTCATGCTCAGGCTGTGTTGCATTTGATTTTTCAACTAGGCTACGGTAATGACTAATGTCACTTATCTGAGTAGATCGAGCAAAGGCCGTGTCTCTCGTCGAAACAGGATCATCTTCTGTAATGTCTACATTTTTAATTTCGTATTCAGCGCCAACGGAGTTATAAACGGTTTTGTACGGGTTGTCGGCGGAAACAGTCTTAAGGTCCGTTGCTCTATCTCCTTTTACCCAATTTTTTGATGTCGCTTGCTCTCTAATTTCAATAAATGGTTGCCCCCACTTCTGTTTTTGCCCAAAGGTGTCTTCTTCTGCAGGGTCAATCAAAACAACTTCGCTAGTTAATTTTATTTTGATATTTTTAGTGGTATCAGCGTTAGCGTTCATCGTTACAAACGCAGTCTTCGTGTCACCTAGACTTTGTTGATCTGCATTGCCAAAAAGTTCATAACGATAACCTTGAATTCTGCCTTGAATTTTGCCACTGGAGCCTACTTTGGTTACCTTAAATCTAAGCCCAGACCAACTAAGCGTTCCACCCGGGTTATTAACTTTAAAAGGGTTGCTGTTTGTGTAGGCGGCTGCGGCGTAGTCAGGATCTGCGTTGGTGCTTTGCAGTCCACGCTTAAATATAAGCTCTTCTCCTACAGTAAACGACGGAAAACTATCTATAACCTGCACGCTTCTTGCATACCAAGACCAGTTAATTCCGTTAGCCTTTGCGTAATGAGTAGAACTTAGAAGTATTTTGTCAAAAGTCCATTTAAGTGTTATTCGTCTATTATCAACGAGTTCCGTTGTTGTAACTTTAATTGTACTTTTCTTGGCGCGCTCTGTTTGCGAAACGCCAGCTTCCTCTAACAACTGATAAGCAAATGCACCTGCCTTTCCTGCACCGGTCGTAATGTTGGCAACGTTAAATGGTCTGGCAGCAGATTGAGCAGCTTTTTCTACTGCTGTAGCAACCGCTCCAAACTGCGCCGCAGGTAAGGTCTTTTCGTTTGAAATTTCTGTTGGTCCGTTATTTATTTTGCCACCTTCGATTTCTACAAATTCTCTATAAAACTCTTTGTTCTCAGTAATTTTCTTTCGCTCGATCGTGCTGCCAGACGCTTCAACCCTGATCTCACCAAAGCCAGGAACATTAGCTGCAAACCCTATAGAGCCGCCTGGCCCGGACGACGGCGAGTGAGACAGATCAATAAGCTGTTGCGTATTCTCAGTACGCCTAAGCTCAGCACCCGATATAGGCACAAGCTTAAATTCAAGCTCTTGTGCTTCTGGAAGAATAAAACGTATAAAGTTGTACTGAGCGATTGGAGTGCTACCTCGCACAGCAAAAATAAGTAAACCCGCATTACTGGCAGTGTTTCTTAACGCTTCAAAAGAATCGTTCGTACCAGCTTTCCTGATTAAGACTTTGAACGCAGAGGTTCTTAAAATTGTTGACGTGTTTGAACCAGTACGCACCTGAAGGTCGTCTTTTTGAAAATCGCCAATTTCTGAAGGTGTTGGCAACGAGTTGAATGCACACAGCCCGTTTAGGCGTTGAAACACTGTGCTTTTAATTCCAATTTCAGTTGCGATTGCCGGACGATTGTTCCGCACAATGCCCGTAGCAATTTTAGTAATAGGGAAAAATACTTCTGCGATGTTTTGCCTGTCAGAGTTTTTTGCAGAAACGTCATCGTCATCCTGAACGTCAAACGTATCGCCAATGTATTCTTTGGATGGATTGATAACGCTACGCTTGCTTACAACCCCGATTGTCGGGTTTAATGCGTTTTCAGTCTCAATACACTTTAACGTAATCTCTTGGTCTTCTTTTGAGTCTGGGTCAAACCGTTGGTTATTAGGAAGTTTGCGTTTAGTTACCTCCCATATCGTTCCACCGATCGCGAAGAGTTCTCCAATCTGCATAGCGTCATCTGCTGCAACTTGCAAAGACTCAACTGTTGCATTGATGTCACCAACGCCTTCGCCCTTTCCGCGTCTCTTGTAAAATTTATCAGGAACAGAGGTGTGACTAATTAAGAAAATTGCCGTGTCATCAACGCTAACGTTAACGTCTTTCTGCTTTTCACTTTCAGTGGCTTCAACTGTTGTGCCAGAAGCCTTTACAGATACAATTCCCATGCGTGGGCTGTAGTTTCGTCCAAAGCTATCCTGGTGATCGTCTCTAATAGTGTCCATATCTTCAAGATTATCTAACTCTTCGGCCCTTTCTACTTTATTTTTGCAGCCTGCAATTTTAATTCGCGCAATAATTGCTACTCGCAACGGATTTTGCTCTAAACTGTCGCCAACGCTAACGACTTCATAATTCAAACGGTAGCCTGTCCCATTTGCGATTGGTGCGTAAACGCCAAACTCAGTGTTGTTTGCAGGAGAAAACGCATGGCAAAAATGAATTCCGTCGTTGTCAGTCGCAGGCGGGCTGACGAACACTTCATCATTATCAGCCCGCTTGTCAGCAATCTCAGGGCCACGAACGCCATATCTTTTGTGCTTGTTCAAAATGTTGTTGCTTTCGTCGCTAGCCTTATCGTTTTTCCAGTAAAACGCGAAGAACTCTTTGTAAACGGGATCTAATGCATTATTGCCAAGAAAAATACCTAACTTTTCTGGCTTTTGAATACCACCATCGCCAACGCCCTGTTCGCCTACAACAAACATCAGCTTGGCTTGCTGCATTGCGCCATAACTGAACATGCGTGACCACACCAACTTGGGCGTGACCAACATTCCGCCAACCTTTTCGGCAGAGTCATAACGACCAAAAATCAATGGGATTGCTGATTGATAATCAGCCAGCTCAGCTAACGTTTCAAAGCCGCGTGATGGCGTAAAACGGCTAGGACCAGTAATGTCGCCAAGATCTATCGCGCCCTTGGCACGCGGCATCTTGGGTTTAGGCGTCAGTAAATACGCAACGCCGGTCAGAATAAGACTGATCGCTAAGTTTATAAGAATTGGCACAGCAGCTTGGCCTGCTTGTATATCAGGAATATGGTCATACGCAGCAGGGCGCACCATTCCCCTACGTCTAACTTCTGCTGCAAACTCTCTATACTCCTCCTCCGTTAAACCAATCGTTTTGATTAACTCTTTCTCGTACGGAAGCAGTGGTACGTCGTAAACAGACGGGCCGAAGACCACTGAACCTTCTCCGACATTCGATTGACGTACAAGATTCCCGTCTGCCATGTGACTGCAAATGCCCAGGATTGCTGCGGTAGCAGCAGAATGTCTCCATCATACGCAGGCTTTTCAACCCGAAAACCCCACCGCATTAAGTCTCGGCAAACTTCCCACTTACTGGCTTCGTACCAAGACTGCTTAAACGCTGGAGCGTCAATGCCCATACGCCCCAATGCCACGTAGCAAAGGTGGATGCAGTCGATGTGGCCATCACTGCCGTCAGCTCCAAGCCGATACGGCAGCCCGATCAGGTCACTGCAGTCGTACATTATTGGCGATTGGCAGGTTGCCCACCAGTTCCTTTGTCAAAGAGCGCCTTGGTACGTCCGTTCCAACCGCATCCAGCACAGTGCTGAGCTGCAGGTTTAACGACACCTCATCCCATTGGCCGCCAACTACCTGACCCGTGTAGCTGTGCACGATGTTGTGCGGGCCATCTTTTGCATCGTCGTCGATAATCAGCACATCGACCTCCATCACCCAGTTTTGGTTGATGGCGTCGATTCCCCAGGGGCGGCTCAGCTCATTATTGGGAAAGACTACGGTTGCTTCTAAGCCATCACCTGTGCGGTTGACGGTGACGCCAGAAAACCCAAACGGCACAAACGTGTAGTTGGCGCTTTGGTGCGTGATCTGCTGGTTAATAAAAAAGTTCTGGAACCTGTACTGCGTGTTCTCACCTTGCTTAATCCGCAAGGCATGGCCAAAGGCATACTGACTCATAATCCAATCCTCTTACGGGTGCTGCCGCTAAGTTGCAGCCGCTTCAGCGTTTGCTGCTCGCCCTTCTTAGCACCTTGATCTGCTGCACTCTGCAGGCCACGCTGGAACTGATCAGCCGTCACATAATCAACGCTATTGATCCGTTCCACGGTGTAGCGAACGTCGATTGGTGCGGCAACTGCAACTCCGCCCCCTTCGCCTGACGTTCCAGAAGCTCCGGCGTCTGGGATAACAGAAGAGCCGCGAGCACCACGCGAGTACCGCGCCATGCTTTCACGCATCTTGCTTTCAGGAATAACGTATTCAGGTTCCCCGCCTTCACCAATAAGGGTAGTTGTTGGACTACCGACATAAGCTCCAGCAGCTGCCGATCTCATGCCTCCAACCATAATTTGGTCGCCTAAACCAAATCCTTGACCAGTTTGAATATCTGGAGCAGGTGCAGAAGATTCACCTCCACCCATCCCAGCAAACGCACGAGCAACGCCGATTGCAAAGTACGTCGCAATCATCTGCGCGGCTGCATCCATCAACATAGATGCAATGCTGCGAAGGAAGTCCGCAAAGGCTTGCTCTGCAGTCTTCGTTCCATCTGCAACGGCCATCAAGCTGTCAAACAGGCTGTCGGTAACAGGTTGAGTCAGAGCAAGCGCGTCAGAAAATTGTTGTTGAGCGACAGTAGCCTTAAGAACCTGCTCTTGATAAAACTTGTACTGGTCGCGACTTTTAATAAGGTTTTCTACTTCACTTTGAGAACCATCTCCACTAATAACTGCTTGTCGCGCTGCTTCAATTTCTCTTTCTCTTCTTTTAAGCTCAGCTTGCATCCTAAGACCGCCAAGAAAAGCCGTTTGCTCTGAGCCAGCAAACGGACCAGAAAATGCTCCAGGAGCGTTTGCTTGCAGCGTTGCAAGCTGCATTTCAAAGCTTGCTTGACTGTCTTTCAGCGCATTTGCAGACTGCAAAGAACGCAAGCGTGCTTTTGCTTCGGCCTGAGCTTCATCCGTTATCCTAATTTGATTTGCAAGCCTTTCAGCTTCGATTGTAAGAGTGCTATCGCCTATCTTTTCAATTCGCCTCATTCGCTCTTCAAATTGAGCAGCAATTCGAGCCTTATCAGCCTCTAGCTCAGTCGTTGCTTCACGTTGCTTCAACTCGGCAGCAAACTTTTGCTCAAGAGTTAAAGCCTGAGTTATCTGGGTGTTTCTTTCTTTTGTAGTCTTTTGAGCTGCGCTAGCAAGCCGTTCTGTTTCTTTAGTTTGAGCTGCAGCAATTTGATTTTCAAGCTCAAGCAGAGCAAGTCTTCTTTGATCCCCGGCTAGTAGCTGCCCTTGCTCGCTCCCCTCGGCTTGACGATATGCCGCTAAATACTCTTCCTGAATAACTAATTTTCTAGCCGCTACAACTTTTTCGTCTAAAAGGTCACTTCCTGCTTCTTCTAGTTGAATTTGAGCAGCAAGCAAATACCTTGCTTCCCTAGCAACATTGTCTGACTTAACCAAAGTTTGTAGCCTTTTTTCTTCTGTTGCGACACGACCAACTGCATCTCGGTTTGCTTTAAGCTCGTCGGCTGCAATCTTTTCTACGAGTGCAGCAATTTTCCTTCGCGTATTTACACGTTTTTGTTGAGTTTCTTTATCGACTTGAAACTCTGGAATTGCATCTAGCTCGGCAATAGCAGCTTTAATTCTGGGGTCATCGCTTTCGCGAGCCTTTTGAACAATCTCGCCAACTCTTCGTATTTCTTGAATTTGCCTAGTTTGACCCATTAGATCGTTAATAGCTTTAGCGACAACTGCAGCCACCTGGGTAATAAACACAGTAAAATCGTCCTGAAGACCCCTGATGCCTGCACTAAACAGCTCAATCGCTTCAACTCCATCTTCTCCGACAACTTTTTCCAGCTCTTTCGTTACAAGCTGTAGCGCTTCAGCAGTACGACCAGCAGCTTCCAACTCTTTAACAAAAAGAGCAAATTCTGTATCAGCTTTTCCAACCGCACTAAGTATTGCTTCAGTATCGGCAGTCAGAGGATCTAAAGCCTTACCTAAATCAATTGCTTTTTGAGCAAGCTGATCAATCATTGAGCCAACCTGCGTTCCAGCGAGGGACAAGCCAAATCCAAACTCGCCGCCAATCATTCCACCGCCAAAGCCACCTGCAGCGCCACCTACAGCGGCTCCTAAGCCTTGGCCAAACAGCAGCGGAAACGCACCGCCAATCAAAGCGCTGCTTGTAGCGCTTCTTAGCCTTTGTTCTCGATTAAATTTATCTCTTAAAAATTGTCGATCACGCTCAGCCTTTCCTTTAGCCGCAGGACTTCCAGGAATGTTTTCCGCTCCACCGATTGGGCTGGTTTGTCCCGTAAGCATTAACGTCTGGCGAGCTGCTTCTCTTCTTTCTTGTTCAACCTCTTTTATGGCTTTTATCTCTTCACTCTTTCTTATGCCAAGATCTTTAAAAAATCTTGCTTCAAACAGCTCTGTATTTTTCATTAACTTTTTAAATTTTGCATCTTCAAGTTCATTCTGAATTCTATACTCTTCTATAATATTATCTATTTCTGCGTTTCTAATTTTACGATCAAGGTCTAATTGCATTTGACCAATTTCAAGAACATATTTGCGCTTTGCGTCTGCAATTTTTACGTCTGCAGCAGTTTCGAGCATTACCATTTGAGCAATCGCTCGTTGCCGCCCTACGGCTGGATTAAAACCTTCAGGGAGTTGCGGTCCGCCAGCAATACCTGGGGCTCCAAAAGGCTGTTCTCTTACTGTTGCACCTTCACGCCGAACTTGCTTGATTAGCCTGTCTCGTTCTTTCAATGCAGCATTAGCTGCGTTTTGAGCTTCAACAAACTCTCTTGCTGCAGTAACTGCATCTTTAGTATTTAAAGCAACATCGTTTAAATTTTTTGCTGCGTCCCCTAGCGTTCTATTAAAATTAGCAATAGAACCAGGAAGAACCTTCCCGGTCATATTTGCAAACGTGTTAAAACGACTGTTTACAGCCTCAATTTGCGCTGCGGTATCTTTTAATTTATTAGAAAGCTGCGTAACTGCCTGGCTGTTCTTGACCGCAACCGCGATATTTACGCCGTAGTCAGCCACAAGCCCAAACCAAAGACCTATTGCCCTACTTTACCTCCTTCGCATCGTTTGCGCTCCTCGGCTGGTTTGAACACGATCCTTTGCCTTTTCCTCCTCTTCGTTTTTTAACTCAAAAAAAGCAGCCCAACCAATTAACTCCTCTTGCGTCAAATCCCGTGAAAGCTGAGCTACTGTCATGCCCAGCTCTTTGGCAAGAAAATAAATGAAAAACCAGTTGTTACTTGCTTTTCAAGTCTGCCTTAGCATCCTCCACTTTGTTTGCCGTTCCAGAACTCAGCATGGCTAGCTGGATCTCTTGCAGTACCGACGCTTCAACAGCGTTTTTTAGCGCAGCCTTTTCGCCGTCCTGAAACAGTCGCTTGCCGTCAGCGTCTAGCGCTTTCTCAATCATCATGGCTAACGCAAAATCAGCACTATCATCCTCATTAGATTTTTTCTGGATCGACTCGCGCTCAGCAATCGTCAAAGGATGCCAGTAGATCTCAAGCACCACATCGTCGCCATCCTTGACCTCATGCCTGTAAAGCTGGCTAACGCCAAACCTATTGCGAAGCAGCTCGGTGGCACGCATAAAACACTGTCGTTTCAACTAATATACTATACAACTGCCGTAAATTGGCAAGAAATAATTCCTAGGAAATGAGGACGGTCCTCTAGTTCAATCGAGCTAGGGCCATTAACGTCCAACACCCTTGGTGACACATTGAACGTATCAGTGTAATTACTAGCGTTTACGGAGGTTAAGCCGTCAATGACAGACTCGCTAACGGCTGCCAACGCTGCCGTACCAGCAGACTTTGGGACGTACACATTGCACTGAATCACGCCGCTGTAATAGTCGGAAGCTGCCCCCTGGTTTTGAAGCGTTGACTGGTTAAACGTAATTTTTATTGACACGTACTTTGTGTTTTTACCTGGTGTCGTAAACCGGACGTTGTCGTAAACCACCGACACCGTATCATCTGCAGCTTCTACTGCGTCAGTTACAGCTTTTTCAAAAGCAGCTCGTGCGTTTACAAGCGTCATTAGTCAGATGCCTCCAAAATAGGGTTGCCCTGATAGTCAGCAGTCATTTGGCCACCCATTTGAACTTGCGGAGCAAATGATACACCTGCGTAAATACTGCCCAAACGAAGTTTTTCTTGAAAAGCGTTATCAACAATTTTTTTCATGTCCTGTATAAAAGCCAGAGGACGTCCGTCCTCTAGCGCAAATTGTGCGTAAGCAACTTGGTTTCCAATATAAACAGGCCCTTTTTTGTAGTTAAAATCTGGAACCTTAAACCTTCTTTTGATCAAACTTATGTCTCCTTGAGGCATTGGCCCCCATTGAGTAGTCTTGCCCGCACTATTTGTAGTTTCTTCGCGATAAGCCTTACGCCAAGGCTTTTTAGTTCGCCTAAACCGATCGCTGTCTTTTCTCGATTCTCTTTGAATCGGCCTGTTTTGCCTAGCCTTCCAGCTGGACGCAAAAAGCCCCGTATAAACAGGACTGTGAGTAGGAGTTGAAAGTCCAGCTACAGCAGTTTGAATTAGGTTATTAAAAGCTTTATCAAAATAAGCCTCATAGTCATTTTCAAAATCATCTAAATTGTGATCCGCAAATTTAGCCATTAGAACACCACCTCCAAGATAAACAGATACTCTTGACCGCCTTTGTAGGTGCGGATGTCTGTAATCTGAGCAACGCGGTTAGACCCTGCATATTTCAGCGTCACTGTGTCATCAAACGTTGGCTGGTTATCGCCAATCAAATCAGGCGTCACGTACAACTTGGCTGTGCGCTTTTCGGCTTCGGCCTCTTCCTCTGAACGCACAAACTCAATGGGCACATTGATGCCTGAGTACGTCTGGTTCAAATTGGTGTACGTTCCAGTCGAAACGTTGTAGTCGCCAGACACCTCGCGCACATAGTCGATCTCGACATCCAAGCTACTGCCTAGCTCTTTGACAACATCTTTGGCGGCTTTGCGAAATGCAGCGTCTAATGCTCCTGGCATATCAACCCCTCACAACGCGGATAGAATACGAGC